CGCATCCCACCAAAGCGGTTCGCCAATTGTTTCTTGGTTCTGATACGCGTAGAGTAGTTGCGCACACCCCTCTCCTTTTGCACTCTTCAGCATGATCTTGCTGAACTTGAGCGTTGTGTTGCCAAGGAACGATTTTTGGAGGTCGCTTAGTTCTTCTTTTGGTGCGGGGGGTGGGAGTACTATAGCTACTTCCTTAACCCCAAGTATGTTGCGTAGCGTATGAAATTCTATATCTGCGCAATCGCTTATGAACTGCACTTCAGAGGGTGGCTCGTCCTTGAAGTTAAACGTGCCGGGGATGCGCAGCACTCTAGCGACTTCAAATACACTGGGATCGACATAAAAGTTATGCAGCGCACAAAGGTCTCGAAATTTCTTAGCTACGGGTTCCCACTCATGGCGGGTAATCGGGTCAACTAGGGGCCAGTAGGCGTGTATACCGCGTCCTGAATCTACAAGTAGAGGGCGCTGTAGCCCGATTAGCTTGCAAAAACTCTCTAACGCCGCCAGTCCCGTAGGTTGGTCAATGTATCCGTCAGGTCTACCTGTTACTGGATTGACTGCGGTTTTACCGGCCCCGCAATCAATATCCACCCAGAAAGCTTTTAGGGCTCTAACATTGTCCTGTTTACGGTTTTTGTTGGTCTCAAATTTAGCGCACCCAAAGTAAACGTTTCGTTTTTGTTTTACAAACTTTGCTGCGTGCGTATTGACCTCTTCCCGCGTGCTAACCAATTCCTGATGTGTGCTTTTCCCCTTTATGCCAAGTACAGCGAACCAGCCATCGGGGGCTAGTACTCTGTCCAATAGATCAATCATTGGCATGTCTTTCATATAGAGGTAAAAAAAGGGGGGACTAGCCCCCCTTGAGAGTATCAAACGCTGTTACGGTTTACTGAGCTTGCGGATAAGGGTGCCTACCATACTTGCCATTTCTTTCTTTGGCGCATACAGCCCAACAAACCAGTTGTATACGGTTTGTTTGCTCACCCCTACCTGTTCAGACACGCTAACTACTGGGACATCCAGCGCAATGCAAAGCCTACCTAATGCGACCCCAATGTTAGCCTTGTCTGCTTTTTTATTCAGCAATATAACTCTTGCGCTGTATCCGTAGCTCATTGTTAAACGTCGCTCCATGCACTAACTACGTCCGCCAAGTTCTTCTTTGGCGCAGCAGCGGGGGGTTCTACTTTCTTAGACGCCCGTTTTGTAGGCGGTTCCACTGGTGCATCGGGCTCCATCTCTTCATCGGCGGGTGCCGCAACTACTTCTGGCTTAACCTCTTGTACCTTGGGGGGGACTGCGGCAGGAAGCTTCTTTACCCCATCTTGTTGCGCAACAGTCAACTTCACCATGTTAATAGCTTCTGGAGTAACAGCGGCAATTTTGACCAAATCCAACTCTTCATTGGTCATATGACGCAGCGGGGTGAACTTGCATATCGCCACATCCGAGTCTTGGTCAAGACTAACTTCAGTAACCACACGGTCAATGCTCTTGTTGTTACCAGACAGGAACTTGAAGTAGCTCTCAAACGGGTGCGTATTACCCTCACCTTTGCCAAACAGCGACTTGGATGCGAAGTTCATCTGGTACACATCTCCTGATGCATCCCCTTCCAGCAGTACCGCAACGCGCCGCATGAAACGACACGCACGGCCCCCACGCTTGCCAGAGCCTTCAATGTTCTGAGGGCATGTAGCACAGCTTGATGCTTGTGGGTTAGGCGCTGAAGTCTCGGGCTTATCCCCAAGGTTAGACCAGCAATCGGGAAGGGTTGGTGCCGCATCAGAGTTATATTCGCTAGCATAGAACTGACGCGATACTTTTGGCAGAGCGTTGACGATGATAACGTTTAGCTCGCTAGTGTTTAGCTTTGCCATCTCCTCCCCACCGACTATCTTACGGAACTTGTTACCACGCATGGAGATACGTCGCCCAGAGGTGCTACCTGCCAGCGTTCTGGTGAGTTCACTTATGCCCTCTGCTGCACGGGCCGATACGGGAAGGTCTTGCTTAAAGATACTGATATTACTCATGCTGACTTGCTCCTTCTGACTGACACGGTATATTTACTATCTGCTTGCAACCCCATTGGTACTCTAGTGGGGTTCTCTTCCATGAACTGCTTCAAGTTGGATTGATGCAATCGCCTCTCAAGTAGCGGGTACGCATCGTTTTCCTTTATGAAGATGTACATAGAGTCCCAATCATTCGTCCAGTACCGTGTATCAACTTTACGAATTATGGTACCTGCTTTAGTCTTGATGCTTTCTGCGTTGTTCTCTTTACATAACACCAATATTTCTGCTGCCACTGTATCCAGTTGCCCCTTCAGTATTCCATCTTCCTCTTCGAATCTGGCCTTAAGGGACTCACGTTTGTCACGGATTTTTATGTATATACCCGCAAGTGTATCGGCTGGATAATCAGTGTATTCCTGATCTTCTTCTGACATGCTGCGCTCCTATGAAGTACAGGCTCTAAATTATAGCAAAGACTTTGACTTTGTCAAGCTATGTTTAAAATTTCTTCTCGGTATAGGTCAATTATTTTCGTATGGCTATTGATATTGCTACTGAGCATGTTGTACAGCCGTGCTTCCACCTCACTTCCATTGATATGCACGATGGTCATGGCGTTCTTTTGCCCCGGCCTATTGATCCGTGCGTTGGCTTGCAGATAAGTCTCTACGCTGGTTATTGGTGAATACCATATGATGGTATTGGCTGCGGTTAGGGTCAGTCCGTGGGATGCTGCTTGCGGTTGAAGCACCAATACGCGTGGGTGGGACTGCGCTTGGAACCGTTCAATTATATCGTTACGTTTGTTCACGGCTACTTTGCCGTTGATGACTTCACTGGTGATACCGTTCTTAGTTAGGTAGTTTTGTAGTAGGTCTATGGTATGCGTGTAGGGCACGAAAACTAATACCTTATGGCTTGACTCTTCGATAACTTCCTGTACCACGCGAAGCCTGTTGCTAACATCAAAGTCAATGACCTCTCGGGTATCTGTGTATACGGACCCACCAGATATCTGCAATAGCTTATTGATCTTGGCAGCGGCATTCACTGCTGATATGCCCTCTCCATCTGCTTCAATACGCATCTCGCTCTTGAGCGTCTTATACGCTGCGTTTTGCTGCGCGGTCAAAGGAGCATCTCTTTGCACGAAAGTAACCTCGGGTAGGTCTAAGCACTGCGCCCGTTCGAAACGTATCGCTGGCTGTAATACTTTATGCACTATGGCATCGGACCCCGGCTTTTGCGCCCACTTGAACTCAGAGACTTTGAACAGGACTTGATCACGAAACTGCCCAAAGAACTTTGGAGTCTGCGTAGGGTTTACTAGCTTAGCTATGCCATAGGCATCTACCGGGGACTGTGCTGCTGGGGTGCCGGTCAACATCCATAAGCCTTTCACCCCTTTCACTAAGTCCCGCAGTATCTTCCAGCGGTTGGTCTGTGAGTTTTTGTACGCCGAACATTCGTCAACTACGATCAAATCAAATTTACAATTGGCGATGTCCTCCTTTACTACTTCTACACCGTCAAAATTAATGATGACGAACTCTGCGTTCTGATCCAGTATCTTTCTTCGCTGCTTTGCATTCCCGTAGGCCACATCACAGGTACGATGTATTGCGAACTTGAACAGGTCGCCCTGCCATGCAGACTTCATAATCGACAATGGGCATATCACCAGCACGCGGCTTACCAGCCCTAAACTCATAAGGTAATCACAAGCCCATATCACGCTGGCAGTCTTGCCTGTACCTTGTTCGTTGAAACAAAAAGCCTTGCGGTTTAACGTTAGGAACTCGGCAGTCTGCTTCTGGTGCGCAAAGGGGGGGAATACCCCCGGCCAATCGTAGTCACTAAGGATGTTACTTGGGGACATTTTTCTTGACGGTATGGTCTGCATTGCGGCTGAATGATCGGTTGTCGCTTGCGGATTTAACCCGGAGGTTGCTTTTGGTGCTTGTTCCTCCCTTGCTAAGGGGCGTGACATGATCGACATCCTTCCCATCTCCTTTGTGAACTGCGCCTTTTTTGGCTAGCTCGTTACGCGCCGTGTTACGTTCTGCTCGTTTCTTGATCTGGTCTGGCTTACCTTGGTACTGTTCGTACTCTTTCTTGTAGGGTCTGGGCTTATTAACGTAAGGCATTTGCTCCTCCTATCCATCTGATTGTGGGTATACAAGCTTGGACAACGCTCCGGCCCTCTGTAGGAATCGTATGAGATCGTGGCTTTCAAAGCTGCCAAGTATAGTTATGGTAATTTCCCCTAGGGCTCCAATTTCTATAGTTTCTTCCTCTTTTCCTCCATGCTGTCTAAGTTCTACAGTCATTTCATAACCAGACATTTGGTCGGTGCGAAAAGTAATGTAGCTAGAGGTACTCATTTTCTCACCCGGTGTAGATATCCCTACCGCACACTCCATTGCCGCTACACCGCCGTTGGCATTGTTGTACTCAAATTCAAACGCTGACATTACCGGCGCTCCTTATAGTTATGACACGTTTTGACCGGACACCAACCACATAGCGGCCCAGACACTGCGTTCCATACTCCGTTCTCCATAGCCTGTTCTAGTCGCATCAAGTCTTGTTGGAACGGCTGCATGTACTCTTCGGTGCTATCTCGTACATGATCCTTGTT